TCTAGAGCAATCTGGTACTTGGTCTGATTCATCTTGAGGTTGATGTAATTGTCCTGTGCCGCTTGGATGGACTTCTTAGTGTTCATCATGGACTCAGCAAGGATGGGTGATGCCTCAGAGGCGGCACCAAGTAATCTAGCACCGGGCTTGGCGGATTTTTGTGCAAAACCAAAACCATACTGAGCGATTGCTTCATTCAACCCACGCGCTTTAATCTCTTCAGGACGACCTTTAATGCTCTCAACTTGTGCGTTTAAACTGTCCATTGCAGGTTTGCTGCGAGCAGATAACTTGTCAAGTAAACCTAGTGCCTGCTCATCGACGGGTGTCTCTGGCTCTTTGGGTCTGTTCATTAATGCCTCAACAGCAGAGCCACCGGTGGCGTAGCCTGTGATGCTGTCTGGGTTTTCATCCGACGCCATAGCATCTGCGTTTACAGGGGCTGCGTTTACACCAGTGCGCATAGAGGCTCTCTCAGCCATCTCTTGGTCAATCAAGTTGGCTTGCTCTACGTCACGGCGTCCTAGCGCGGCTTGCTTTGCTTGCTGGAGTTGTTGGTCGCTGAGTTTAGACAGGATGCCTGCAATGTTGCCTGCGCTGTCAATCTCTCCACCACCGGCGTAAGAATCCATTAAGCCACCCTCAGCGGCAAATGCTCTGCTCATACCGTAAGCGCCCATGCCTAAGCCGGCGATCTGACCAGCCACACTTCCGGGGGCTTGGTACATCTGAGATGTAGATTGTTGACCCAGCGGTAAGCCACGGATCATGTCTGACATGAATCCCAACTGTTTGTATGGGTAGTTCTGTTGATTCTGGAAATCTTGATAAGCCTGTGTCAGACCCTGTTGTTGTAGGGCCTGTTGCTGACCACCGTACTGAGCCTGCAATTGGTTTATGCCCATCTCCTGACCGTACTGGGTCTGACCTAACTGACCAAGGGAATTGGCGGCATTACCCAACATGCCATAACCTTGAAGTTGATTCTGTAGGTTTTGGTTGTATTGTTGTTGAGCCTGACCAAACGCTTGGTTATAGCCCTGACCAAGAATATTCTGTAACCCCATGTTGCGGTTGCGTTCGTTCTCCGCAGCCATGATTGCTTCACGTGAACCACCGAACGCACCAGCCTGAGTGGCGGCACTTTGCTGTTTAGTTGCACCAATGTCGTACTGACGGTTAGCCTCTGCTAACTGCGGAGCCAGTGCCATCTGTAGATACGGGTTCATGTACCCACCGACTTGATTCTGGAATCCTCCGGTAGTGGCTTGACCGGCAACATCTAGTCCGCCTAGTCCCGCACCTATTGCTCCTGCAGTGCCCGCACCGACCTGAGGTGCGACAGACATGCCTTGTGCGTTCTGCATAGCCTGTTGCTGCATTGGGGAAAACCCTGCAATGCGTGGTGCGTTGTACTGCTGGTAAGGATTCTGGTTAACGTCAGTTAACGCCTGACCCTTAGCCAAAACATCTTTGGCATACGGTTTAGCCCATTCAGGTAATTCTGTACTGGCTATCTGCTGTTGCGTAGGGGCTTGGGATTGGCACATAGTGTCTTCCTTAGAATTCGTAGATCATTTGCGTTGCAGCCTCTTTAAAGCCCATCCGGCCCCAGAGTTTTGCAACGCGCAAGTCGGTCATTGCCGACACCATCAATCGTTTGACACCTCTGGACCTCAAGTCCTCAAGTACAAACTGAACAAGTTTTTTACCAACGCCATTACGGTGATCCTTAAGCACAAAGAGCGTGTCCTCTTGTGAAATCAAATCACCGTTGTGCATGTCGTTAGTCAAATACACATTTGTATAACCGCACGCACTATCGTTTAAACGTAAAACATAGGTGATCAAATCACCTCGTTTACACGCCTCTCCATACTCATGGAGTCTAGGGTTGTACGGCGAATACACAATACCTTGACCTGCAAGACGCTCAACCATTTCAGAGTAGTGTTGACGGTACAAGGGTTCAAGTTCCAAGTACGTGTCAGTGAACTTCTCAATGGTTATGCTGTAGCTCATGCGGGTAAATACTTATCTGCCCTGCTGTTATGCGCTACCTTGTTTTTGCCAACTGTTTTCTTGCGTGCGGCCTGCACCCTATCCATCATGGCGTAGAGCTTACGTGCGCCTGCTTCTGTTGAGCCGTTACCCAACTCAGAAACGATACGGGCGGGAACGACGAACTCTCCGTCTGCAAGACGTGCGGGTTGTTTGTGACCTATGGTCGCAGGGATTGAATCAGATACGCCATCACCGGGACCGCGAAGGAGGCGACCACCGTCAGAATAGCCACCAAGGTTGTAATGAGCATCGGAGACACCTCCCGTAGCCATTTGTTGGTATTGCTGTTGTTCTTGGTTGTAGGCGTATTTAAGTGCGGGGTTTTCATCTTCTTTCTTTGGTCGCACACCAAATGAACGTGCAATTCCAGACAGAAAACTCTCATCAGCAGAACCGCCTTCAGCCATACGGGTTCCCTGCATATTAGGCTCACCGTTCATGCCCACCGGGGTATCGCTGGTAGGCGCAAGCATATTAGTGGACACAGGAGCCTGATAAGGCGTGGCAAACGACGACGTTGCCATGTTAGCCATTGGGTACATGGTGTTTGCACCCATTGCCGCTTGGTTAGACATCTGCTCAACCGGACCACCATCAGCAAAATGGTACAAGTCTTTAGCCTGAGTTGGGTTAATTGGGGTATATGTTGGAGTGGCAAAATAGTTTTGCTGGCCTCCAAAGTTGCCTTGTTTTGTCAACATATCGTCGTATGTTGGTACATCTGGCGCGGGTGTGGCTTGAGGTTGGTTTCCAGTAAAGCTATAGCGCTGTCCCATATCTTTGTCTGGGGTAGCCATTGTTGGTGTTTTTGTTTCTCCAACCAATGCTGGTGAGGCAGCCATCACGCCTAGTTTTGCTGCGCCTGCTCCGCCACCCATTGCGCTTAAAGCGGCACTACGTCCTGCTTCAGTCCCAAGCCCCGTAGCTCCGGCTTGTACAGCGCTTAATCCAGAAGCGGCCCCGGGCATTGGACCCATAAAAGCAGGGTTTGCCGCAGATGCTGCTTGACTAGCCGCTGCATTACCAGCCGCAGCCAAGCCACTAGCCAGCCCTGCACCACCAAATGCGCCAAGACCAGCCATTAAACCTTTGCTAATACTTCCAGTGCGTGCTGCTTGTAGTCCGCCAATACCAGCGCCAATCAATAGGGATGATCCACCTGTCGCGGCGGCAAGTCCTGCACCAAGCATCATGGGCAACAAGCCTGACAAGAAGCCTGCTTCAGGCAATCCTGTGTGTGGATTAATAGTTAATTGCCCGCCATGAGCCATTGCCAAGTCGTTTAAACTGTTGACCTCACCCTTGGTCATGTGGATAAGGACTTTATCGTCGCCTCGTCCGTGCGCGGCTAGGTGTTTGGCAGCATCATGTAGGCTCATTTTTGCCTCGCAAATAGTGGTTTAAACGAGTTTATCACGGGAAGAGCGCAGACACAAATGTCATTGTGGCTACCACAGACTGTGTTGATGGACGGACCGGGCCTGTGGAAGCGGGATACGCTTGGATAGTTACAGACGCATTTGTTGCCGACCAGTAAATTTCAATGTATTGCCCAGCCGTCAAACTAACATAGTAGTTCCACCCAATAATCTCATGCGCCTCCTCGCCCGCTGACGCACTCTTTCTGGCGGGGATAGACACATAACCAGTTGACCCAACAATATCTGTGCCGTTTTGTTTTAGCCAAATGCTGATGTCTTGAATCTGATTGTCCGTATTTTGAAACTGCGTGCTGAACTGTAAGTTGTAGATTCCAGAAACCGCTACCGTAATCTTAGATGAGGCAATAGATATACCGTTGGCAAAGTCGGTTGTGTTCAGCGTCATTAACGTGGCTGTATTAGCTGTCGTTGTTTGATCTTGATCGCTGGAAAACGCTCCGTAAGGAAGCTGTAAAAACGCACCGCCTGTACCAGAAGAAAATGCCTGCGTAAAGTTATCAATTGTGTTGAAGTACTGACGCAAAATGCCCGTTAAGGTATCTACGTATCTCTGGTCGTACTCAACTGGAGCCGCAGGTAGGCGCGGCGCATTTGGTGGGATTAACGCAAAGGCGCGTTCTAAAGGTAGTGTCATCGACGACCGTCCGGTCTGACATCAATACGTGGAACACCTAATTGCCACTGTGTGCCGAGGTCTGATGATGAAATCTTAAACGCCATCTGACGTCCACGTATCCGCACAAACACCTGCTGGGTAAATTGTTGGACGTTGTATGTCGTTGTGCTTGCGTAAGACTGTGCGCTTTCTACGGACGGGTTGTTTGAGGTGCCGTAATTGGAGCCGGGGTTTTGACGAGGGCGAACCGTGAAATTAACGGAGGGCGCTGCTGAGGAGGAGCCATCAAATGTGATGTCAGGTATAAGCCTCCACACAAAACCAAAATTATGACCGTCACCAATATCAAAGTCCGAGGATTGAACATAAGAATCAATGGCAATTGGAGTGCCAGTCTCGTTGTTATCTACACCCGTTTCTTGGTACACCACCGCACCATTTGTATAAGTACCGCTAGAGGTATATCCAATAGCCGCCATAGGCTCGGAACGTAACGGGCTGTCTAACCAAGCAGTGCGGGGGCGCACAGTCGTACCGTTCATAGTGCCGTAGTACCAAGTACGCTCTAGATGGTTATAGATGACGTAGCGGTCAATCAAGATGTTTGGCGAACCGGGAGTTCCTGTGCCGTTCTCACCAGTAGAGGTTGTACCTGTAATAGATGGATAGAACCACCAGATTTCGTTGTAGCCTTCGTTAGTCCCAGAGTGAATCTGATAGGACTCTTGCAAATTTATGTTGCCGTAAATGTACTGACGCAAAGCGCAAGGCAGTGTTTCCACCCGTCCAGAGTACATATAGAACTTATCTGTACCCATCCAGTAGGTGACGTTGTTTACTGTAGATACTGCGTTGGGACTAGCAACAGAAATGTTGTCTCCAAGTATCTGGCTGTTCCACACATAAGGAGCGCCAAGATATTGGAAGGAGTAAATGGCTGAATCCGTCAGAACCAAAATCTCTTGACGAGTTTGAATAGCAGTGATGATTGCTGACCCGTGGCTTAGACGGATACCGCCTGCTTGGTTAGTAACAAGGGGCAACCATGTAACCAATGTATTCTGGTCAGACCAACGCACTTGCATAGGGTCTTGTGCAGTCGTTGCATACACGCCAGTTGGATCATTGCAACCAAAAGCAAACGTAAAGCGTGAAGCGTCAGACACCAATACAAAGTTAGCAATAGACGGGCAGGTGGCATCAGGTGTAAACGACCCGGACTTTGTGGCTACAGCAGTGCCTGCTTTAATGATCTGCCCACGGTCGTAAATGTTTGGGTTAGCGTTGTTAGCCCAGTAATACATAGCAGCGCCACGGGGGTTAAACACCAAGTCTTCACCGTAGTTAGACTGACTCCATAGACGCAACTGCACACCAATACCCAAGCCCGCTGGCGCAGGAGAACCCCAGCCTGTGTCTGGATACCCTGTGGTAACACCGCCCCAACCACCTACACCCCAGCCTGTACCGTAAGTAAAAGTTGTGTTACCAGTAGTGAGTTGATAGTTAAATGTTGCAGTAACAGCGGATGTGCCAGTAGAGGTTGCCGTACCACCCGAAAGGACTGTGTATGTGTTGTTACTTGTAACAGTCTGGACTTGGAACTCTCCAGTTAACTGAGCAGCGGTTATGCCGTTAACAGTGCCTGATACGCTAGTAATATTCACAAAGTCTCCTGCCTGTGCGCCATGTCCAGCATCGTTAACCGTCACAGTCGATGAGGTGTCCGTCGTAGTGAAAGCGTTGGCTACCGCTGTATTAGTTAGGCGAATGGGGGTTACGTCGTTATACGAACCGCCACTAGAGTTCTGAATGTAGTACTTGAGGTTAGTGCCAACCGCCAATAAGTTGTAGCCTGTCAGGTTAATCCAATTCCACATGGCTTTGGCAACACCCCAGAACGCACCGCTAGGTGGCACAGCCGCAGTTGTAAGTCCACTGGTAGCCACAAGTGTTGTCACGGGTTCTGTTGTAGCGGCTAAACCGCCGTCACGTTGCCAGCCACCAATCTTTTCAGGAAAGCCAGAACGGAAACGAATTTTGTCGCCGTCAAAATAGCCACCCTCGTTTGAGAGAGTAGTGCCCTCTCTGTTTACACCGGGCCTGAACTGTAGTTTTTGTAATGGCATGTTTTATCCTAAGAACAGGGCGCGTTCATCTTTGCGACGAGTCTCTAACCCTTTGAGTATTTTCCCACCCGCTTTGCAATACTTCAAGAGTTCCTCCGCCGCGCCTTCCATATCCCCGCGAAGAACCTTCTGACGGAGGGTTGAGCGCTGTAGTGTTCCCAGACCAACATTAAAACTAAAAGATATGAGAGCATCGTACTGACCTTGAGTGAGGGGAACAGGACAGAACTGAACCACACCTCGCTCAAAGCGAGCCAAATCTGCTTTAAGAATTCCATCGACTTCTTCCATGCTGAATGTGCGGTTGTCTGCGTCTTTGAGAGCAAACCCATCGCGGTCTTCTATCTTTAACTTGCCCTGCTCTGGATACAAGACATGCCCCACCCCCACCGTCCATAGCTTGGCTGGGCAACGGTAAGGCTTCTGACGCACCCCTTCATGGTGCTTAATCATCTTGAGGGCTTTATCTGACAGGTTCATTTCTTGCCAAATGCTTGTGTGCCAAACCAGAAAGACACCACGGATGCCCAGATGATTTGTGTCTCGTTGTCCCACAGCAAGTCTAGAGCAACTTCAAATGGCACTTCCTTGTGATAGGCGAACCAGAAGCCAAAGATTTCTACGAAGCCAAACAAGACAAACAGACCATAAGTTATGGCGGGACGCACCATAGCACGGGCGTTAGTTACCCACTGGCTGGCACCTTGTCCAATAGCGATGTCATGGGCATACAGGGCTTGGCGCTCTTGCATGGCTGTCTGTGCGTTGGTTACTTCAGCGTTAATCTGAATCTGCTCTGTCTGGATATGCTCAATGCGCTCTTGGGCTTCTAAACCTGCTTTACGCAGAGCCAGTTCACGCTCAGTCTGCATGGCTGCTAAAGCAATCTCATGCGCCTTGTCCGCACGGTCTTGGAAGAAGTCAAACAGTTTGGGTAACCCGCCCATCAGGAAAGACAGTAGGGTTGAGAATAGTGTCATCATTTTGATTCCTTTAATTCACGTTTCAGTTTGCGCAACTCTTTAATCTCTTGTTTGAGTTGTGCTCGCATATATAGGGTTTCTACGTATGCCATTGAGGTTGCTGCAACGACTATACATATAGCGACTCCTATCAAAATCCACCAGACAAGGCGCGTAGTTGCCACATTAGCCACCCAAAAAACATCGATATGAACATCACGGCAATTACTCCAGTTGTTGTTTCAATAACCCGAATCTCGTCTTGCTCTTTCTGCCACCTTGCCAACCTAGCCCGACGAACCATCTCTGACCTAGCCCACTCCTGCTCTTGCTCAATCTTGGCGTACATCTTTAGGAATCGGCTGTAGATTGCTTTCAACTCTTTGGGTGCATATGTTGTCATCTGCTCCCTGATTTGCTCTCCCAACTTCTCTAACTGCAACTCAACTAGCGCACGCTCTATGGCTTTTTTGCTGGTGTTCTGGGCTGGGTCGTAGTTAGTTTTTGACTGCTCCTCTAACTCATGGTAGTAGGTCTGAAGTTGTTGCTGAATATCAAAGAATTCTCCCAACTGTGTGCCCACTTCGCTGATGAGTTTGAGTTCAAGTTCTTCGTAGGATTGTTGCTTGGCTGCGGCCTTCTTTTGCGCCACAGGCTTTGACGGCTCTGTATACTTATTTTCCCGGACTGTATACTTAAACAACCCAATGAACCAATCAAAAATGCCCTTGATTGCTTTGACATCTCCGATAACCTGTTCTGCCGTCTTCTTAGCCCCTTCCAACTCCATACGCCCTTCATGCAATAGAGCGCACCCCTGCTTGATAAAGCCAACGGCGGTTTGGGCCGCCATGAGAAGAGTGAAAGGATCCACACTTTAAGACACCCCGCCCAAGCGAGTGCCGTTTACTAGCCAAGTTACGTTGGAGTTACCTACTATGTAGTTACCTGCTCCGCCACCTGCGCCACCACTTGCTTGTGAGCTATTGTTACCTGCCGCACCAGACGCACCCCAACCACCACCTGTACCGCCAGTAGCATAGTTACTACGCCCGCCCGCGCCTCCAGCGCTCAAAGTACCTGCGGCTCCCGGGCCTGGTGTACCTGTACCCGGACCACTTGAAGCCCCAGCAGCACCGCCAGCACCATAAGTAGCACCGCCACCGCCGCCACCGCCGCCGTACCAATCACCAAAGTTTGAACCGCCGCCACCACCAGCACCACCGCCACCGCCAGCAACAGTGCCGTTGTTTGCAATTCTTACCGCAGATGAAGCAGAAATACCTGTGCCACCAGAAGAGCCGGGTGAACCAACTCTGTTAGCGGGAGGGTCACCAGAACCACCAGCACCGCCCGCACCGCCATAGCCAATGATGTATCCGTTGTTTATGAGGACTACGCCACCGGGATATGTTCCGTTGATTGTTAGTGCTGGAGTGCCTGTCCCGCTTGCCAAGATGTAAACCCCTGCGTTAACCGTTACTTGGAGTAGTGAGCCTGATGCCGTCCAACCATTTGCTAACGCATACGTTCTTAGATTCAAGTCGGTTTGATTGCTTGAAATAGTAAGCGCATACACAACAACCCCACCAAAGCCGTAGCCACGGGCGGTAGCAGAACCAAGGTTAGTTAGTATTGGCATTATGCAAACTGAGTCTGTGAGCCAAGGACTGTGTATACGCCGCTGGCTGTTTTAATAACAGTAAACACATAGATGTTTATTGCATTAGCAATTCCCGCAGTGGGGGTTATGGCGTTTTGCCACTTAGGGGTTACTGTTGAGCCGTCAATCTGAATTACGTTGGGGTAGTAAGCAGTTGAACCGTTTGTAATTAGTAGCGCAAGGGTCATGGCTTGGCCTGTAGCCATCAAAGTGTTTAGCGAAGTTGAGCCGTTACCACGGATATTTAGCGTGAAGTTAACTGTGGCGTTACTTGTGTAGTACTGCACCGTCTGGGTAGACACATCGTAGTTAGTGCTGGATACGGGAGCAGATGCCGTTATGGTTGCCGCCTCCAACATTGCACCAATAACGCTTGGGATAGTGATTGACGGAGTTGAGAACGCCGCACCAGCCACCAAAGAACCAGCAGTCAGACCAGATGCCGTTCCAGTTACGTTAGTCATCACTCCAGATGTAGGAGTTCCCAAAGCAGGAGTTACCAGCGTAGGGCTAGTAGCCAGAACAACCGCGCCAGAACCTGTAGAAGTAGTACCCCCTGTGCCACCAGAAGTGACGGGCAGAGCAGAACCAAGGGTCAAAGACGCCATGTAGTTAGTGGCGTTGACTATGTCTGTGCCGTTAGACACCAGAATCATCTTCGCCCCGTTGGGCACGGATACACCCGTCAGACCTGTAACTTTTACTGTGACCTGACCGCTAGAGGTGTTGTTATAGATGAAGTACAGCTTCTTATTAGTCGGCACTATTAAGTTAGTGCTTGCTCCGCCTGTACCCGTTAGTTCAATGAACATGTTACGGGCAACACCAGTCGCACCGTCTGGGATAGTGATTATGGTGTCCGTGCCAGTAGAGACGGATTGGGTTACATAGCCTGAGATAGCCTGTTCAATCAGCGTGCCAAGGTTGGTGTTGGTTGTTGACCCCCAGTTACCTGCTTGGTCACCGTTGCCCATCAGTTCAATTTTTAGATTGGGTGAGTACGTACTTGACATGGTTTACCTCATTGAAGGTTGTTTATTACTGTCCAGCCTGCATTTTCGGTGGTGTCAACCACTGTCCAGCCTGCGTTTTCGGTGTTGCTGATTAACGCCCAGTTTGCTGTCTGGTCGTCGATGATTTTTATCCAGCCCGCTACCTGTGTATTGTCTGCCATATTGATGTTCTCGGCAATGGCGGCTTGGAACGCGGCTTGGATGGTCGGCACATCCGCAAGGGTGATGTTCTCAGTGATGTCTTGCAGGAAGGTAGCGGTGACAGTCTGGGCATCCGCTACGCCAAAGTTCTCGGTAATATCCAAGAAGAAGACGCTGAAGATAGTGATTAGTTCAGCGAGGGTGATGTTCTCTGTAACGCTGGCTGCGAACTGGGCAGTGAGGGCTTCAACCTCTTCTATCGTTATGGCTTCGGATATTGCCAAGGCAAACTGGGCTGTTGCAGTCGGCGTGTCTTCTAGAGTGATTGGCTCTGTGACCGAGGCAAGGTAGGCAAACTGTGTCGCTGGCGTGTCGTCTATGGTGAACGGCTCAGTGCGGTCATTAAAGACTGCGGTGAAAACCACTTGGCTGTCTGCGATTGTTATGTCTTCTGATTGGGCAACAGCAAACTGGGCTGTAACTGCTTGGCTGTCCGCTAGGGTAATGTTCTCTGCTATGGATTGCAGGAAGGTTGAGGCTTGAGAAGATGCGTCGGCAAGAGAGATTGCTTCCGTCACGCTACCAAAGAAGTTACCGCCTACGTCATTTTCAACTTCGTCAACGGTTATGGGTTCGGTTATAGACTTTAGAAACGCCGATGCTTGTGCGCTGTCGTCTGCTAATGCGATGTCTTCAGAGATAGATAAGGCGAACGCCGTCCCGCCAAGACCAGCAAAGGTAGATTGGGCAAAGGCGGCGTAACCGAACATTTATTTTTATGGCGCAGTGGGCCATGTTATTGTTTGAGGGAAACCCGCCTGAGCGGTGACATCTCTTAATGCTTGGCGATAACTTGCCCACGCGTCTCTTGTAGCCTGTGGCACGTCTGGTAGTTGAGTCCAGTCGGATTGCAATAAAAGATTATCCCGCTGACTACGAATAATTGCGGCTAACTGTTCCGTTGTAGGCTGTGGGGGCGGAATGTATTCTGCAATAGTACCAAAATCGCCAGCCACACAACGAGCAAAAATTTCATGTGAATGCGGATAATCACCCTGTGCTACTGCGGTAAATGGTACTAATTCTTCACGCAAATCGTCAAAATTGACCATGCAATTAATGGCTGTATGTTCAGCATTTGCCCATTGCACACTTGATACATTTGAATAATTCATAATCTTTCTTTATTAACTAATGCGAACCCATAAACCAGACATTCTTTTACCACCACTTGTGTTTCCCGCTTGTGATAAAAGTCTCCATGTTCCAGTATTAACCAAAACTGGTGCTGTGGAAGAAGTGCCTCCATCTGGTGAACCCCAACTTGAAGGAGGAATTAAATAAACACCAGCAGACATTACATATAAACTTGAACCAGCAAGTGTTGTGTCTTGTGCAATAGCACCATCTGTTAATGACCTTCCTAAAACATAACTTCCAATGGCATATAAAGATGTATTTGTAATCGCTCCAGTTTGTCCATTTAAAGATGTAACACCGCCACCTGCTGGAGTAGACGAAACCCAAGTAGTGCCGTTAGAAGTGAGAATGTTTCCGTTTGCTCCGGGGGCTACTGTTGCCAGTGCACTTGTTCCGTTACCCAGCAGTACGTTGTTTGCAGTTAATGTTGCGGCTCCAGTACCGCCGTTAGCAACGGGGAGCGTACCTGTTACGTTTGTTGCCGCGTTTACGAACGTGGTTGATGTAGAGCCTGTACCGCCGTTAGCAACGGGGAGAGTTCCGGTTACGCCAGTAGTTAAAGGTAGACCTGTACAACTAGTCAAAGTACCAGATGAAGGAGTTCCAAGTACTGGGGTTACAAGAGTTGGGCTTGTTATTGTTTGTCCGGAGGCTATCAGCCCCCCTGCTACTTGTGTTAAAGCCATTATTGGTTCTCCTCTGCGGGTTCTGGTGTGTTGCCTTCGCTAATCCACTTTAGGTAGGCTTGGTAGTCGGTGTTGTCTGGGTCAAATGGGATGTAAGCGTTATCCGACAAACGCTGAACCATACACTCTTGATTTGTTCTTTGGTTTAGGTGTAATTTATACATTTATAACTCCGCACTAAATATCATGTTTGATGCTGTTGAACTTAAATCTGTTAATGTTGCCGCCCTTCCAGCAGTTGCGCCACTTACTGTAAAGGTAACTGTAATTGCTTGTGGACACGCAGAACCCGATACGGATGCAACAGCAGATGGGGTGAAATCTGTTCCAGCACTTGATGGTAAATATGTGTTTGCGGCTGTATATGTTCCTGTTGGAGATGCCCTCATATATGTAGGAAATAAAATAGGAAAGTCTACTCTAGTGGTACTTATAAACATACCCGTAGTTGCATAAGTTGAATATCCACCAGAAGTTGCAATTTTGTAACAATATCTCTGACACAAAGCCAACTCCGTACCATACTGACGATACTCAAATGG